TCAGTCACCAGCTAACAATGACGGCTTGTTCTACAACACATCGACAAGCCTCTGGGAAAAGAAGTCGATTGTTACGGCGCTGGGCTACACACCGTACAATGCTACGAATCCAAGCGGATACACTACTAACACAGGAACGGTAACATCCGTTGGCGGCACAGGAACGGTTTCTGGCCTCACGCTCACTGGAAGCGTCACAACGTCTGGCAACTTGACGCTTGGCGGCACATTGTCGTTAACCTCTGGCAATGTTACGACTGCGCTTGGTTACACGCCTTACGATGCCGCCAACCCAACTGGCTACATTACATCCTCTGCGCTTTCACCTTATTTGACGAGCGCAACGGCTGCTACCACATACCAACCATTAGATGGCGATCTAACGGCTATTGCAGCTATCTCGGGAACCGCTGGCATTGTCCGTAAGACAGCAGCGGACACTTACACATTAGACACCAATACATATCTCACGGGCATAACATCCGGCCAGGTTACAACTGCGCTCGGTTTTACCCCATATAACGCAGCCAATCCTTCTGGATACATTTCATCGTCGGCGTTGACGCCCTATCTAACGAGTGCAACCGCTGCCACCACTTATCAGCCGCTTGATGGCGATCTGACTGCTATAGCTGCTCTATCTGGCACGGCTGGTATTGTTCGCAAGACAGCAGCAGATACCTACACCCTGGATACTGCTACATATCTTACAGGCATAACATCAGGCCAAGTTACAACTGCCCTGGGCTACACGCCTTACAATGCAACGAATCCAAGTAACTACCTTTCGACTGTTAGCCTGACATCAAACGTCACTGGCACTCTGCCTGTTGCCAATGGCGGTACAGGGGCGACTACGGCTGGCGCGGCGCGAACAAGCCTCAGTGCTGCGGCATTGGGCGCAAACACCGACATTACATCAATTGCGCTTACCAGCGGCACTATTACCTCAGTGCCAACTGGCGGCACGGACATTGTAAACAAACTTTACGCTGACAGCATAGCGTCGGGTATTAACTTCCATCAATCCGTCCGCTTGGCGACAATTGCCGCTTTACCTACGAACACATATAGCAACGGCTCAAGTGGTGTCGGTGCGACCCTTACTGCAAATGCCAACGGCGCACTTACCGTCGATAGTGTAGCTGCGGTTGTGGGCAATCGCGTCTTAGTTAAGAACGAAGCAACTTCAGCGAACAACGGCATCTACACTGTCACGCAAGTTGGTGATGGCTCAACGCCCTACATCCTAACTCGCGCAACTGACTTTGATAGTTCTGGATCAGGCGTAGACCAGATTGATGCTGGTGACTTCTTCATTGTCACGGCAGGAACAACACAATCCAACACCTCTTGGGTGCAGCAAACGCCATTGCCGATTACTGTTGGCACTACCGGATTAGTGTTTACTCAATTTGCTGCGCCAGTTATATATTCGGCTGGCACTGGCCTGACGCTGGCTGGCACTGTCTTCAACATTACGAACACGGGGCTAACGGCAAACACTTACGGCAGCGCGTCTTCAGTCCCTGTCGTTGCGTTTAATGCTCAGGGGCAAGCCACAGGCGTAACCAATACATCTATTGCCATCTCAGGCTCACAGATTACGTCTGGGACTGTAGCGGTAGCAAATGGTGGCACAGGCGCTTCAGACGCAGCAACCGCGCTTACCAACCTCGGAGCGTACCCAGCAGCCAACCCAAGCGGCTATACAACAAATGTCGGCACAGTAACCTCTGTCGGCGGCACTGGAACTGTCAATGGCATTACGCTTACTGGAACGGTAACTGCGTCTGGATCACTTACGCTTGGCGGTACACTATCTGGCGTCAATCTTACCAGCCAAGTTACTGGCACACTTCCCGTAGCTAACGGTGGTACAGGCGCTGCAACCCTGGCCGCAAACAACATTCTGCTTGGCAACGGAACCAGCGCAGTTCAGACTGTTGCGCCAGGTTCTAATGGCAACTTCTTGAGATCAGATGGCACGACTTGGGCATCTGTTGCTGCTGGATCGATTGGCAGCAGCGGGTTTACGATGTCAACGGACAAGTTGCTTGGCCGTATAACTGCCAGCACAGGCGCGATTGAAGAAATTCCCCACGCTACCTTAGCTGAAATGCAAGCTGGCGTACAAGCAGCTTTACGCGGAATGTCGCCAGCAAATATTGCTCAAGCAATTACCGCCTTAGCAACCGCAAACGCTATATTGCCATCTCAGGCTGGAAATGCTAATAAAGTCCTACAAACTGATGGAACTTCAGTTAGCTGGCAATTAGCGTCATCTTCATCGTCTGATTTGACAAGCGTATTTTTCTAAAGAGGGTTTGAAATGCCACAGACACCAGTTTCCGTATCAGCCTTTATTAGTTCGTCCACACCGTCTACCGTTTACACGGTTCCGGCTTTAAAGACCGCAATCATCAACAACGTTCAAGCAACATCATTGCTTGGTGCTACAGTTGCGATGACCGTTAACAAGGTAGCAGCGGACGCTACCGTCTATCCACTAGCTGTTGATCGTGTTTCTGGTGATGATGTGAACTTCTGGAATTCAGTCCCAGGTACTTCAAAAGCGCCAATGAATTTGCTTAAAGGTTCTGTTACTTTGGGCGCGGGTGAAAGCCTGTCAATCGGTACATCAACTTCCCCATCGTTTAAATTCCCACAGACCTACACTGGAAATGGCATTCTTAACCAAGTCACGCATGGCGGTGGACGCTATGTGGTCGTTGGCCGCAACGATGATAACAGCAAGGGTCTTGTCCTAACATCTACTGATGGCCAAAACTGGACACGCCAAACATTCCCGTTCACGTTTACGCTAATTGATGTGGCGGCAACGGCTGGCCGCATTGTGGCAATTTCAACGAATTATACAACGGGCTTCTTTACTAGCGTTAATGATGGCGTAACTTGGACGCAAGTTGCAGGTCTTTCCGGTGGGCATTCCGGCGCGCCTGTTGGCGTTTTCTTTGCGAACTCAACGTGGATTATTTATGGCAGCAACTATATTTACTCATCTTCTGACGGGGTAACTTGGACGCTTAATTCCGCACTTACAACATATCTTGGCGCGTTTAACCCGTCATTGAAAAATGTCACATGGGACGGAACGCGCTTTGTGTTTGCGACAACCAATGGTTTAATCCACGCAAACGCGGCGCTGACTACTTTTACATCTCCTGGATTTATCCGTGGGGGCGTGATGCCATCATCAATCAACTGGCAAAATTCGTCTTCAAGATTTTTTGCAAGTTTGCCGTATAATACAGCCAACAATCATCTTGTGACTTCCACAGATGGCATAAACTGGTCGCCGTTTGCGACATCAACATTACTTGCGAATGGAACTCCGTACTCAATTGAGTGCGCTGGCGCGGCTTCGCAAACGTTGGTAATTCCGTCTACTGCCGATCTTAAAACAGGTATATATTCAACAAATACTGGAACATCGTGGACGCAGTATACTAACGCAAGCCTTAGCGGCAATCCGTATCGCCTGAAGAGCCTTGGTAATGGATATTTTATTCAGTTTCTTTATCTTTCATATGATTACTATATTGGTTGCGTTGGCCCATATCAATCATCTTATGATCAATACGTTGCTGTTAGCACAACTCCTTGGTCAGTAGCGTCAACCTCTACAAATGCTAGCACCAGCTACGCGGGAAGCAACGACAGATGGTACGGCGAAAGTGCGTCATCAACAAATGCGGCTGATGGGCCGTGGGTTGTTTATGGTGTTTATACTTTTTCTAATAGCAACTCTATAGTCCATAACTATCGGACTAACGGCTCTGGCGGCTGGTCTAATAGTGCTACAAACTTTAAGGTTAGCTCCTTTAGCGCAAGTACATATGGAACGCCAGTTGCCTCCGTATTTTACAACAGCAAATTCTGGATGATTACCAGTACCGGATATTTGTTCTCATTGGACAATACGGTTGGCGCAACTTTGGCTTTTGTCACTCGCCCTTGCAGTGGTGCAAACGGCATTGCTCTTGTCAATAACCGTCTTTGTGTTACAAATACTACTGGTGGAACTACGCAGACAGTATTTTTCTCAACAGATGGGATTACCTGGACTCCTACAACACCCGTTCATGGCGGATCGTCTGTAAACAGCATGAATGGCAATGCTATTGCGTCTAATGGATCGGTTGGCTTTTGGTTTAACACCGTTTTGCAATCTACTGTGTCTACAGACGGCGAAAGTTGGGGTGCTATCCCAACTGGTATTGTTGAAACGTCATTGCTGAATGGCAATTTATTTGCGCAATCTGTTACGCGAAATGCTACTTTCAACAGCATTGGCTACGGCGTCTATTACATCACAGACCCGACAACTTCTGCTGGGTTTACAAAAATAGCAACAAACCAAGCCGTTGCGGAGATACTGCCAAATACGATGGTCTTTGCTAATAGTTCATATTTGTTCACTAGCCCATTGGCGCTTTTGGCAAGCCCAACTTCTACGTTTACAACGGCGGGTGTTGCCTCAAACGCTGTAAATGGGCAGACGTTTATGAGCGCAAACAACTTATATGCGGCAGCAACAAGCGGCTCTGGCGCGGTCATCATTGACGCTCGGTCAACCCTAACCCCATCTCCAGTTTACAAATTGGGCTATGTTGCAAATATTAACTTTGCGCGGTCTGTGGCTTCAGTCGGCGTAAGTATTCTTGAGATTTCATAAGGAGATTTTTTGTGGTTTACACTATTATTATCGCTGAACAGGAATTAAACAATCTTTTGATTCCCGCTCTTGATAGCGCCGTACAGCCTGTGGGCTATCAGGCAAAGTCATTTATTATGGCTCAAGTTGAGTATCAAGATGCGCAAGCTGCTGCTGGTCCTGATGTGATCGAAGCCCCTGTTGTGGACGCTGTTCCTCAGCAAGCCCCAGATGTTGCTTCCTAATAAAGCTGAACGCATAAAGTATGGCTCCGCAACAATAGTCGTATATGATTTTGCGGAGCCTACTGAATGCATCCCAATGCACAATCATTTGAGTGATTTGGAAACAAATCATATTTCGATTGTCGTAAAAGGTTCTTTTATTTGCAAAGGTTCTGGCTGGCAAATGAAAGTTAAGGCTGGCGACATAGTTCCATTTGAGCCTGACCAGTGGCATGAATTTATTGCTGCGGAAAAAGACAGTAAGTTAATAAACGTAATTACAGGTCCAATAGGAACGCCGGAACGCGAACTAGTTACAGATCAACAAGGGTGATGGATATGTTATTGTATCGGCAAGTTTCGCGTGATATTACGAATCAAGCTGATCCATTCAACTGGCCTGTATCACCATGAGCGTTCATTCAATACTAAATCACTTAGGGGATAACGTGAAGCACATCGCTGACGGTTTGGCGGTTGCGGCTGCTTTTGGTACTTTGGTGCAGTTTCTGCCGCCATTGGCATCTTTGTTGACTATATTTTGGATGACGCTACGGATTTACGATTGGTTTGAAGCAAGGCTCTCAGGGGAGCGTTTGCCAAAAGATTAGGATTAATAATGTCCGTCCAATTTAAAATTGACGAGAACCTGTACCAATACGCTACACCTCGTCAGAGACAAGTTTTGGAAGCCATAGATCGACTTGGCAGCGCCAGAGCCGCATCTATCGAACTAGGCATAAATATAGGTGGTGCAAGCGATGCTTACATTGCTGTCAAGAAAAAAGCCGCAAGATTCGGTTACGCCCCCGACCATGACTTTACCCGCCCCGTCCCTGAAGGCTATGTCGCTAAGGGCGTTTCGACTTATTACAACGCAGAGGGTAAGCCAGCCGGACAATGGGTCAAGGCATCCCTAAGCCACCAGGCTCTGGTAGAGGCCATGAAAGAGGCTATCGATGGGTTTAAGGATCAGATAGACCCAGCAAGCGTTATTGCTGCCCCAGCGGCTTCTGAGGAGCATCTGTGCAACCTCTACACTTTCACTGACTATCACCTTGGTATGCTGGCGTGGCATAAAGAAGGCGGCAGCGATTGGAGCATTGCCATCGCTGAGAAAACGATTCTGGCTGCGCTTGTTCAGATGGTCAATCAAAGCCCAAGTGCGCACACGGCAGTACTAAATATCCAGGGCGATTTTTTGCATACGGATGGCAAAACGCCAGTAACACCAGTGTCAAAGCATGTTCTAGATGCTGACAGCCGCTTCCCTAAGATACGGCGATCCGCGATCCGAATCATCCGCTCACTGGTGGCAATCTCTTTGAGCCGCCATCAAGAGGTGCGTTTGATTATTGCTGAGGGTAACCACGACGAGGAAAGTGCTGGCTGGCTGTCAGACCTGTTTGCTGTGCATTACGAAGAAGAGCCTCGCGTTACTGTCAATGACAGCGTGTTGCCATTCTATGTGCTTGAATGGGGCAGCACCATGCTGGGCATTCACCACGGTCATAAGGTCAAGAACGAATCCCTACCGCTTCTGTTCGCGGCACAGTTCCCGCAAGAGTGGGGCCGCACTACTCGGCGAGAGATACACTGCGGTCACCGACACCACAGGGATGAGAAAGAATATAATGGCGTTACGGTGGTGCAGCACCCAACCTTGGCAGCTAGGGACGCCTATGCAGCCCGTGGCGGTTGGATTGCAGATCGTGCAGCCTGGGCTATAACATACCATAAAAAGTACGGCGCTGTAGGGCGCGTAATGATTACAACTGAGATGTTAGAGGATGTATAATATGACTGACGCAATAAACCCATCACACTATCAAGACCACCCTTCTGGAATCCAGTGCATCCAGATTACTGAACATATGAATTTCTGCCTTGGCAATGCCATCAAATATATTTGGAGGGCAGGGCTTAAAAATAATGCTATAGAAGACTTAGAGAAGGCTAGGTGGTATCTGGACCGCGAGATAGAAAAAATGTATAAAGCCAGAGAAGATATGTGAAGGGAACTGAAATGAGTTTTTTAGGCAGCTTTGAAAGCAAGGAAGACGGCGTCAACGATACCGTTGAGTTTGTTGTGCGCGTGGCAATTATTACATTGTCAGCAGTTATCCTTGTTGTTGTCTTGGCGCTTGTTGTTGGCCTATTTGTGTCGAACGATATTGTAGATAGCGCAGCAATTCTTGAGGTCGTTAATCCCGCTTTCCAGACAATCATAGGCGCGTTTGTCGGGTTACTGGGCGGTTTGAGCCTTAATGCCAATGCCCGTGACAAGGAAGAACCCGTTGAGCCTGAACCAGCACCAGCCCCAATCGTTGAATTGGAAGATGATGAAATGGCTCCTTGGGAAATGTATCGCAACGACCTTCGCTATGACACTAACAGCGATGGCGTGGTGGATGAGGCTGACTTTCCCAACTGGCGCAATTTGGAGGCGTAAATGGCCGGAGAACTCTCCACCGTTGAGATGATTGGTCAGCTTTGGCCCATCGTTCTTGCATTCATCACTCTGACAATTATCCTTGCTAAGATGGATGTCCGGCTTGGTGTTGCGGAGGAGAAGATCAAGACGCTCTTTGAGCTATGGAATAGTCGGAAGGACGATAAATGAGCCTTATAAACCTTCAACAGAAAATAGGGGTAACAGCAGATGGTGCGTTCGGTCCTGGAACATTTAAAAAAGCTGCGGCTTTCTATAGGCTTTCGCCAGATCGGGCAGCGCATTTCTTTGCTCAAACAGCGCATGAAAGCGGCGGCTTCAAGGCTTTTAGCGAAAACCTTAATTATAGCGCGAAAGGTTTACGCGGTACTTTTGGTAAGTATTTCCCGAATGAGGCAATTGCTAGGGCGTATGAGCGACAGCCAAAAAAAATCGCTAATCGGGTATATGCAAATCGCATGGGCAATGGTGATGAAGCGTCTGGCGAAGGATTCGCGTACAAAGGACGAGGGGCGCTCCAATTAACGGGCAAGGCGAATTACCAGGCGTTTGCAAATTATGTTCGCCGCCCTGACATTATGGACAATCCCGATCTGGTAGCCACTGAATTGTGCTTTGAGAGCGCATTATGGTTCTTTGACCGTAACAGGCTGTGGGGCATCTGCGATCAAGGCACAGGCGATGCTGCAATCCTTGCGCTGACAAAGCGCATAAATGGTGGTACACATGGTCTGGATGACCGCAAAGCAAAGACTAGGAAGTATGCAACATGGCTTTAATTCCTAACCCCATGATGCTGTATGCACTGGGAGGCGCTCTTATTCTTGGCGCAGCCTCTGGATACAAAGTGCGCGATTGGCAGTGCGATGCAGCTTTTGCAAAGGCGCTGGAGAAAGCTGAGAAGCTACGGGTCAAAAAACAAGAGGCAATAGATGATGTTTCGCAAACCTACGAATTTGAACGAGATCAAGCCAATGTGGTATCAACAGAACGAACAAACACCATTCGTGAAATATACAAAACGGCTCCTGCCGTTGCTGCTGATTGCGCTGCTCCTGATGCTTTGCGCGGGTTGCTCGAAAGCAGTGTCAGTGACGCCAATGCCGCTGCCTCCGGCAAATCTGGCGTCGAAGTGTCCAACACTAAATAATCCGCCAGCCGTTCTGATTGATCCAGACCGTGGGCTGTGGGAAGCAGACATTATTGCTAAGTATACAGATTGCAGCGTCAAGCATCGCCTGACAGTGCAAGCATGGGAAGAGGCAGTTAAGATTCGTTAAGGATCATTCCCACCAATCTTCTTCCATTTCTTTGCGCTCTTCTGCGGTTGTCTTTGGTGCAGTTACCATTAGGTATGCGGTAAAAGCCAACAGCCCCATGATCACAAATAACAGCGGTGTGTCCTTCATGCGCTGCCCTCCATTACGGCGCTGTAGTCAAAGCCTTGAACGCAATCTGCAATTCTCAAAAACTCTTCGCCAAATGCTTCAACCTCGGCGTTGTAGGTGTAAACCTTCTTAGGAACTTCTAGGCGATTTTGTGCAAACATAATGCCCAGTTCTGTAGCCCTCCAAAAACCAGAATGCTTTTTGGATTTATCATCTGTTTCAAGACGCTCAACTAATCCCCACCATCGCAGGGTCGGCAGTTGGTTAGACCTGATCAGCCATCGAGGTCCGCGTTGGGGTATGTCAACCCAATTACCATTAGCACTGTGGTGCGCCAGCCATACCAATGACCTAGCCATAGTCTCGTTGAGGCTGCGCGGGTAAATCTTGCCCCACCTATCGCAGCACGGGCAATGCCCACCATCCGCCTCAATAGCCAACCGCCACATGCCGCGAAGTTTATCTAAAAATATTTGTTCATCAGTCATTTGCCCTTCTCCAATTCCTTGCGGCGTTTAACCTCCGCATATGTCAAGCCCTCTGAGTTCCGTAACGGAAACGAATTCTCTGAACTGACACGATAAGCCCTGCCCCGCGGGGCCATTTGTCCTATTTTAATCATCTGCCAACACCTCCGGCGCTGGTTGCAAGCCTTCCATGAACTTTGCCCAGACTGCTAAAGCACCCTTTATAAACGGACCGTCATCCTGCTCACCATCTCTGATCTGGCGAATAAATTCTACGTTGCCGTGCGTCATCTCAACGTGATCGGCAACAACTCCTCTAAGTTCGATCAATGTCATTTTAAAATACCCTTGCTAATTTCTGGTTCCAATACCGTTTCTCGTCGCCTTCTGTCCGTGCGGCATGATACTTGAACAGCGCAATAGCCAGCGGATCGTATCCACGGCCATTGTGCGTTGAGATTGGTGGCGCTAAAGGAATTGCGTCTTCATCCGTGTTCCTGCGCTTGGTGGTGGCAGGAAAATAAGTAAGGGCATGGGTTATGTCGCTCATCTTATACGATGTGCCATAGTCCCGATTGATGTGCGCTAACACCGATCTTCTGTCGGAAATGTAGCTACAAAGATGGCGTACTTTATGTCGTATATCAGGTCGCATTTTTATAATCCTTAATATAATCAGTTATTTGTAATTTGGCGTCTTCAGCGCCAGCGCAAATAAAGCATGTGTATCCTTTAGATGCAAGATAATTTATCCAATCTTTTTGCTCTGGCGATAATCTGCCACCCCTAACTCGCTTCATTTCGATCCAAAGCTTGAGTTCTGGAATAAACAGATCAGGAACGCCTGGGCTTACACCTTCAACTTTAAGCTTGGCGGCAGATGCCTTTGATCGAAGTCCACCGTTTGGAATTGCGAATATGCGCATTGGTCTGTGGGTCTGTCGAAACCACATAACCAACCGTGCCTGTTCGTAATGCTCTGAGGGAAATATATCTATCAAAACGGAACCTCCGAGGACCAGGCGGCGCACTGCCCTTGGCTGTTAACAAAATCAACTGGCGGGTACATGTCAAACTTAAAGCACTTTCCGTTACCAGAAAAGTGATCGCAAGTGTGGCAGCATTGAGGAGGACCAGCGTTGATCCATTCTTCATACTGCATCAAAAAGTCTGGCTTAGGCAAACGCTTCATTATTCCATTCCCTTGTTAAAACCCTATGATACTTACCATCACGCTTATAGCTAATCACAATTGGTGGCTTGCCATTATTAAGGCAATCTGCCCAAGCTTCAAGCGAATCTGCGCCATTAAATGTCGCTCCAGCGCCTTGTGCTATCTTGACCAATTGCGTTATGGCCTTTTGTCCGGCGTATCCCTCATGCGTCACGGGCAGATACTCAGTTACACTTGGATCACTTAACTGGCCGTAATATGACACAGCTAGCATATCCTTGCCACTAGTTTTGCTTGTGTGCTTACGCCAGAGCCATCCAGTGACAACCATCTCTGTTCCAGAAATACCCATTATATCATCATTGTGCAGCTTCAGGACAGGCTTCTCAGGCTCAGGAAACGCCATGCCACAAGCCGGACATTCCTTGGCACTGATAGCCACCAGTTCATCACAGTTGTCGCAGACCTTAACTGGAGCCTCACCCGCCCCGCGCCCTTCCTCACCCTTGCGCTGAGGTGGGGTGACAGCAATAATTGGCCCATGCGTCCGCACCACTCCGGCAAAGTCAAGCACCAAACAATGGTCCGTATGTTCCTTCAGCCTCATGCCACGACCAGCCATCTGGACATACAGGCTGGCGCTCATCGTCGGGCGCAGCATGGCAATCAGATCAATGTTCGGCGCATCAAAGCCAGTGGTCAGAACATTGGCGTTAGTCAGCGCCCGTATCTTTCCAGCCTTAAAGTCTGACAGTATCTGCTCCCGCTCTGCCTTTGGTGTTTCTCCTGTCACACAGGCGGCACTGATGCCTTCGCGCCTAAGCGAATCTGCTATGGCGTAAGCATGGTGAACACCAGTGCAGAAGAATAGCCAAGACTTGCGATCCTCAGCCAGGGCGATCACTTCTTTAATGACACTGTCATTGTTCTCGTCAGTATCGACGGCAGCTTGCAATTCGCTCTCAATAAACTCTCCGCCACGCTTGTGTACGCTTGACAAATCGTAATTAGTCTTAGTGATCTTGGAACTAAGCGGGGCAAGAAAACCTTTCTGGATCAATTCTACAATGGTCACCGGATCAAGCAAATCATCAAAGATTGCTGGCTTATCCGTAATCAGGCCATGCCCCAGCCGATACGGCGTTGCCGTCAGCCCAACCACTCGCATCAATGGATTGATAACCAGTAACGCATCCAGAAACGCCCGATACATGCCAATAGCTTTATGATTGACCAAGTGGCATTCATCGATGATGCAAATGTCAATGTGACCTACACGGCTGGCCTTGCTCCAAATCGACTGAATGCCAGCAAATGTGATCGGCTCACCCAACTGTTTTCTGCGCATCCCAGCCGAATAGATGCCCATAGGCGCACCAGGCCAATGCTGGCGCATCTTCTCGGCGTTCTGCTCAATCAGTTCTTTTACATGGGTCAGCATCATAATTTTAGTGTCAGGCCAACTCTGCACAGCATTCTTACAAAATGCCGCAACAATATGACTCTTGCCTGATCCTGTAGGCAGCACCAAACATGGGTTGCCTTTGTTGTTTCCCATCCACTTGTATAGATCATCTATGGCGCGTTGTTGGTATGGCCTAAGCATCAGCCAACTACCTCTGCGTCAGGGAAAAGCGCCTTAACCGACAGAACCACAGGATCATCCAGAGCCTCTGGGTTGGCGAGTATCTCACTGCTTTTGTAGCCACCCTTGCCATTGACAACCCACCTGTCGCCAATCTTCCACTTGACGCTGTGACCATCCTCTGAGCCTTCCATAGGCCACGGGACCATGTCTGGGTGCAGGATGTGGTCATCGCAGCCCTGATGCTGAAAATCCTCTGGGATAGCATCTGCATCGTGACGCTCACAACGCCATGTGGAATCCGCCATTGCCGTACTATGCGCACAGGTGCGGCAGTTAACCCGCTTGGTCGGTTCCTGCTTGTGGCAGAAGCTGTGTGCAGGGCAGAATTTGCACTGATACCAACTAGGGTCGGCGCTGACAGGCTCAGGCATCCTGTCGGACATTGCAATCCGCTTGCCCTTAATGATGGCTTCCTCTGCTACGCTACTAGCGTACTTTACCCGCTCTGTGTAAATTCGGTCATCGTCCTTGCAGACTGCCAGATAAAGCGCACGTTGTATCTCGGTCCCGTGCATATAAACTTGCATCTGGATATAATGCATAGGCTTGGATTTCTC